CCTCAGATTTACGGTCTTCCGTCCGTCTGGGTGCGTAGTGAGAGTTTGCACCGGAAGTGAAGGCGTTGGGGAGCCGAGTAAGAACAACTTCTCCACGAAGACTAATCCAGTCCTCGATGAGTAGGTTTTGTAATCATTCAGCTTCAACCCAACATTGCTTAGCAGCTTAAAGTAGTAGGTCTCGGCCTCCTGCGTCCATGCTGCCCCGAAGTCATCTCCGCAGATGATATAGGGATTGCCAGTCAGACCGCACAACTGCATCGCCTCGTGTCCGCAGAAGTCTTGGATCTCGCTTAGAGTGAGCCACGCAAGTGGGAGTCCCATTAGGGCCCCTGCGTGCGACAGCCACTCTTCGTCGTTCCCGTGTTTTGCCGTTGGTACATTCTTCATGTGCCCGGCCACGAGGACGAAGCCCAGTTCTCTTTCGAGTTCTGGCATTCGATCTCCAAGCGCCTCAGTATAGCCTTCCCACACAGCTCTTGACGCTGAGAAGTGTAGGTAGTCGCTTGCTGAACTGAGGTCAGCCGACGTTAAGACGAAGTCTTCACGAAGGCCATTCTGCGCGATGCCTGACAGGATAGGTTTGGGGAGGCCGTCCCCTCCTGCCTTGTCGTAGTTGTGTATACGCGAAAGTTTGAGGAGTTGGAGCCACTGGCTGTTGATTCGCTGGCCGGTCGTGACGGCCCATGCCGGCGACATGGTGGCTCCTCGTAGTTTGCAGCCTCTCTCAGGAAGGAGTAGGTACTTCATCGGCAGTGTCATGCCGTCTGGGATCACATCATCATCATCCGGATTCGTCCGGTGTTCTGATGGTTTGTGACCAGCGGCTTCGACATAGCCTCTGAGGTGCTCTCTTGCTTCAGCTTGCTGGAGTGCTTGAGAAGATGCTGTGAACTCAACGTTTCGTTGCCAGGCGACGAGATTCTCTTGCAAGGCTCGCTGCTCACCCTCCGGGGGTTCGGTAGGCCACTGCGCGCCAGTGGTCCTCTCGATACGCGCTTTGTTTTCCTTGGTCCGTAAGGCTTCGTACCTGTCTCTGACAGGCGGAGGCCCCATCTGCTCAAGTTTGACAATGCGCTGAGTAGCTTGCCTGAGAGTCTCGCGGTAGCGTCCGTACACTCCCCCTTTCTTTCGCGCTCGCTCTAGACAGCCGCTTGCGTTAAGCTTCATAGGACCCAATCCTCGGAATGGTTTCTTATGTCGCTTCTCGTATTGTCGGATTCGCTGTTCTGTCCTCCTTCTCACGAAGGCTCGCAGTTTGTCTAGTAGCTCTGGATCAAGAGGT